ATCACTATCACTATCACTATGAATGCCTAAATCCTTTTTTTCTACTTTTATCATTTTATCTATATTACCTAATAACTCTAAAAGTTCACCTTTAAAATTAATAAGAAAATCTAAATTTTCAGACATTTTATATATATTATATATTTATAAAATTAAATTTTTTATTTAATTTTATTATATTTTAAATATTTAAAGACGAGCAAGACGATCAACTGCTTTTCCTGCAAGTTGTCCCATAACTTTTTGTCCTTCTTCAGAGGCTGCAAGTGATGCTATTTTACCTATTCCTTTTTTAACAAGATGTCCAAATTTACCATTAAAAAGTCCAGAACCTTGCATATGTGGAGGAAGAGAAGCCTCAGGGACTGCCTCTACTGTTGAAGCTGATTTAACATCGGCAGGGGTTACATCTCCGAGTAGATACTGTGCGGGACCTTTGTGAGTGATAGAGCATACACCAGCATATTCGGGGATTATGAAAAGTTCATAATTATTTGTTAAATCTGCAAGCATAGCGGTAAGGTCATCGCCTGCGATTCCTGATTTGACTAAATTAATCGCAGATACAGTAATTTGCATGGAAAAATTAATCTTACCATTTTCACCAACAACGGTATCAACTGAAGGATCTATACCAATATCAAGAGTTGGCGAAAAACATAAGATTGAACCAGATCCAAGAGTATAATCATAATAACTTGAGTTATAGCCATTTCGGCGTGCCATTTCATACCATTGTGCAACGCTCATATTCGAAAAAGATGTATTTTTAGTTCCAATATTAACAGATGCACGATTTAATTTAGTTGAATCTCCATCACTGGATAAAAGAGAGAGATAAATATCATCATTACAAGATGCATTACCACCAGTTTTAAGAGATGGTCCGCGAGATGTTAATTGTTTACGAACACCTGAAAATATACGCGATGGAAGCGAATTAAATGAAAGTGTTTGTGATGTGATTGTAATGTCAAGATTAGGTGTAACAGTTGTCGTATTTCTAAAAGGGTTTGGTTGATAATTTGCATAATCATAATTTACTTGAACTGGGATTTTAGCGAATGAAGGGTCTACTGTTAAATATGCAATTTCAAGTCTAGCCCCGTAAATCTTAACCACGGGAGCGACATTTACTTGGGATAAAACCATATCCTCGGGTTTTGCAATTGTATAGTTTAGGCTTAATTGATCGACATTATATAAAAATTCTTGTTCATCATTAAGAGATAGAGGCGAACATAATACGGGTTCTTGAACAAAAAAAGTAGCTACATCGTACCCCACTGGAGAATTTTCCACAACACTTGCTAAATGTGCGCCTCTTGGTAATAATCCATTTTTCATTGCTTGTGCATACATATTAAATGGTGAATTTTGCACATTCTGAGCACCTGCTATTGGTAGATTAACACCATAATCTGGCATAGCTGGGCACTGAGATAATTTTTCAAGGTCTGTATTCATAAAGCGGGACAACATACCAAGAAAATATCGAGGTTGTGTTGATGTAATAGAGCTATTAAGACCCAAATTAAGAACTTCTGTTACTGAATGAAGTGGAAATTGGCGAAGAATAGTATTGGGGTTCTGATCCTGATTAAGTGCTGTAGGAAATACACATGTTGCGGTTGGAACAGTTATGACTACTTTATAAGCTACTTTCATAAGTCGTGAAATACATGTTGTATCAGCATTTGGAATATTAAGAGATGCGATTTGAATTGAACTACCATATCCTTCTGCTGGTTGATTATCAAAAGGGATAGACATATATTGAACTTGTCGGGCTCCTTGTGGAATTTTAAAAACTTCGGCGCCTGTAGAAATACGTGAATCTTTAACAAATGTTTTGGTTACGTCTGACATATTAATATATTATATGTATTGATAAAAAAAAAAAATAAATTGTTATATTAATATTTTTATATTATTATATTAATATTTTTTTATAAAATTAAGTTTCACTGTAAAATTTTGGTCTGGTAATAAAAATAGTGAATATTCAGTTTGTAAATCTCTATATTCATAATTAACATCTAAATTAATACGTCTTAATGGTAGATTAGAATACATAGTATAGGGTCTAAGAGTCCCATTTGGTTGATAATATAAAATCTGCCCTACATTATCAATAAATGTATCTGTTGGAATATCTAAATCGGTAATTACATGATTAGAACGTGTATTGTCATTTTGTTGTTGTGGGACTACTTTACCGTAAAAATTACCATTTACAAAAAGAGTGGATGAACTAAATTTAATCTTTCCACCTGTTAATTTATTAAATCTGAAAATTGATTTTTGACCTTGTGTTGTTGTTCCTGTTGCTGATAAAACTAATTGACCATTTACATTTTGAAAATTACATATTGTTAATAATGCCTGATTAAATTCAATAAAGTCGGGCAGTTTTGCTAAATTAGGGTCATAAGTTAGAGTTAATAATTGTGTGTTATAATCTAAACTTAAATGAGGGGCTGTTCCTGTAGTGGCTCCTCTAGCTGCTAATTTATCATATACTCTTTGAAATGCTGAATTAATAGCATTAATAAGAATTGACATATAATAAATATTAAATGGTCCTGCCGATATATCATCGCCACCCTTTGCATATAAATATTTACAGTTTGGAACTGATAGGGTGTAATTTAATGCTAAACTTTCGGGGTTATATGATTTAACTTGTGAATTTTCAGATAATGGAATTAAATATTCTAAAGTTGTATCATTTCTAGCTATTGATTTAATAAGATTACCTGTAATATTAACCGTTTGTGTTTGTGTTTGATTATTTAATGAATATAATCTTAAAGTAGTGTCTCCTATTACAGTATCATTTAAAGCTGTAGAAATTCTAGTATATGTTTCGGTATATTCTGTCAATCTTGTAAATGTACATGTATTATTTATGCATGTACCAGAATATAAAAGAGAGTCTACGGAACCTAAAGCATATAGAGTTTGAGGGTTTGATCTTGAAACTGCGATTGATTGTAATAAAAATCCACCTGTATTTACTGATTCAAAAAATATAGAGTTTGAAAGTTCTTGTGGCATTGTCCAGAAACCGGATATATTAGGATATATAAATGGTGTATTAGTATAATTAAGAGATTGAAAAACCATTTTCATTTGTTCGGAAGCGGTTGTTGTGTTTTCTTCTTTAAATAAAAGTTGACCATAATTACTATTACATCTAATACGTTTTACAATCATTTGACCTCCTCCATTATATAATAAATTATAATTGTCAACAGATGCGTAATTTGTATTAAATGTTATTTTATAAACAACTGATTCGCCATTTTCATTACCACCAACAAATAAAGCATCTGTGCTATTTACAACATCATTATAATTTAAGCATAAACTCATTATTGCTGTTGTAAATGTTGAGGGTATTGAATACATCATTATATAAGAAACAGCAATCGCCGATAATTCTAAGACATATAAAGTATAATTATCAGCAATAATACAATAATCTCCATTATAAGTTAGTGCTACATCTACAATATCATATGTTGTTGTCATATATTGACCTATTAAATGACCATCTGAAGTATCATAACAATATAAAAATTTACCGTTTGAAGCTACAATATAATTTTTTACATTTAAATTAGAAATAGTACCTGACATCTCAGCACATGGATATGTTGTATCAACTGAAAAATCACTAATATTTAATCTTTGGATCTGTTGACTTCCATATTCTCCTACAATTACATAATAATAAACTCCTACTTTTACTATTTCGGTACAATTTGAAATATTATGTAACTGAACTATTGTATATGATGGTGTATTATCTTTTGATTCATAACCTAAACGTGAAAAATTATAATTGCTATCTACATTATATAATTCTGCTGGTCTTACTGGATTCGTTGATTTATATAAATTATTTGTAGAATCAACTGCATATATTTTGTGTGTGGATTCATTAAAATCAAAATCGATTATTGGATTTACTCCATTTTGAAAAGTATTTGATGTCTCATACCATTTATTATTAGCTGATTGACCGCCTTGATTCCATGTATAAAGCTCTTGTGTTGCATTATTTAAACCATATAATACATTTCCATCATTTGCAATTGTTTTAATAACTGTTGATGTATTAGCATTAACAAAACTTTGAGGTGGTGGATTTGGAGGATATGATAAAGCCATTGTATTGCCTCCATCGCTTCCAAAAAGATAATCCCCAGATTTTAGTAATGGTATTTTAGATAATGTTGATAATGTTGTATTTGAAAGCTGTTCATTATTATTTGTTATTTCGAATAAAATACCCCCATTATTTCCAAAAAGTTTATCATCAATAGCAACATCATCCGCTACTAAAAAAGTCCCTGAATCTTCTAATATATTAGCTGATCTTATTTTTCCTGTTATTGTTTCTGTTTTATCTACAATTGGTTGAAAATTATCAGGATTATAAAAAGTAAATATATTCCCATCATGTCCTACTATTAAATATTGAGATTCTCCAATTACAAAGTTTACATTTTGTAAAAGATTCCCCGCGAAATCGGTTGATAATGTCGCTATTTCTGTTAATTCTACGGAATTTACACCATTTAAATTTGAATATATATGAACTATTGAACCCGTTTCTGTATTATCTGCTAAATAAATATTTTGTCCTCTGTCCATATGAAAGCCTGAAATAAAATTTAATGATATTTGGGCTAATACATTCAAATCAGATGACAAAACATATAAAGAAGAGGGGCTTGATGAACCATCATTATTTCCTATTACATAATAATTTAAATAGTCATCTAATGCTATATTAAAGATTGTAGAAACTACTGATGATAATGATATTGAACCTTGAGATGTCGCTGTAGTTGATGTATATTTATATGTTGTAAGAGATGGACTTTCTGTTGCTGTATATAAATAATTATCATTTGTTGAATTATATTGTCTAACATATGATGATTCAGTTAAGCCATCTTTGGATATTGTTATTTGATATGTTTTTAGAGGAATATTTGAATTAGTAAGAGGGATTGAATCTAAAGGAATCTGAGCTTTAGTAATACATATATTAAAATCTGATGTTCTAGATAAAATATCAAAAGATAAAATATCATCTGATTTACATTGAATATTTGACGATGTGTTATTGTATGTTTGACAGTCAAAATAAATATTGTCAGTTAGTAAATTACTCATTTATATATATTATATTTAGTTATTTATTTTTTTATAATTTGTATTTATTTTTTTTATAATTATATTATATATAAAATGGATGAAAATATAAAAAAACAAATGATTAAAGGAATTGATAAAAAAGAATATATGCGAAATTATATGAAAAAATATGTTGAAAATGGAGAAAATAAAATATGTGAATGTGGTGGTAAATATAAATCTTATAATTTTAATTTACATTGTAAAACAAAAAAACATAAAGAATTTAAGTATCCAAATAAAGATAATAAAAATATTTTAGAGCTTATTAATTCTTTACATGAACTTATAAAAAAATTTGAAAATTAAATAATTATTTATATTATCTAATTATATAATATAAATATATGTTTGATAATATTTATTTTATTGGATTTGGGGCTGTTGCTCATGCCTTATTAGAAACTTTTAATTTAGAAAAATCATTTTTAAAAATTCCTTTGATTATCATTGAACCTAAGGATATTAAACATATTGATTTATTAGATAACAGAAATTATAAACACATTAAAAAAGGTATTACAAAAGATAATTTTAAAGATTTATTAAAAAATATCAATAATAAAACTTTAATTATTGATTTAAGTGTTGAAGTCGATTCTGTGATGCTTATTAAATATGCAAAAGAGAAAAATAGTTTTTATATTAATACAAGCGTTGAAAATTGGCATGATTTCCATAACGATGATAAGTTTAAAACTAATTATGATGATTTTAAAGATAATACATTATATAAACGTGAATTAGAAGTAGATAATATACTAAATAAAACAAAAAAGACAAGAATTGTGAATATGGGATTCAATCCGGGTTTGATTAATGTTTATGCTAAACTTGGATTAAAGAAATATGCTAAAAATAAAGGTTTTAAATTAAAAAAAGGAAATTATGCCAAACTCGCATATGAACTTGGATTGACTGATATTTTTATTGTTGAATATGATAGTCAAAAAACAAATATTAAACCCAAAAAAAATATATTTTATAATTCTTGGTCCAGTGTAGGCATGGAATCTGAAGTTGCCGATCATGTTATGCTTTCTTTAAATAATGATGATTTAAAAGAATATAAAAAAGAAATCATAAAGCCTACTGATGGTTTAAAAGATACTCATATACGTTTTTTACCTATTCGCGGTATGGATATTACTACTAAAAGTATTACATTAGATAATAAAGGAAAAAGTTTTGAATATGAAGGTTTTCTAATACCACACGCTGAAATATTTTCTATGAGTAGATTTTTACAATATAAAGGAAATGCGCCATCTATCATGTATATTTATAGACCTTCAGATATTGCCATTAAATCACTTGATAATTTTAGAAATAATAATTATTTACCATTAAGTGATTATTATGTTTTAGAAAGTAAAGATATTAAAAAAAATGGTTATGATAGTATAGGCGCTCTTTTACAATTTTCAAATGGCGAAAAATTTTGGGCTGGTTCTGTCTTGACTATTGAACAAACAAAAAAAATGGGTTATAAAATTAGTGGTCCTACTACTGTTCAAGTAGCGGGATGTTTATATTCTACTATTGATTTTATTTATAATAATCCTAATTATGGATTTAATGAGGCTGAAACTTTACCATCTGATATTATTTTTAAAAATGCTAAAAAATTTATGGGCAAATCTTATTTTAAATTAATCTAATATATATACATATCTAATAATATATTTTGTTTTTTTTGTATTTCTTGTTTTTTTGGGGTTATATCTTCTTTTTTTATTGGTTCTTCTTCTTTTTTGTCTTCTTCGTCTTCTTCGACTTCAGGCTTTTTAGAATCGTGTTCTTTGACCATGTTGCTATATAAACTTTTTATATGCTTATTTATATAGTTTTATATTTTGCCTAAAGTCAATAAAACTGACTTTAATTTAAGTGTTTTGACCTTAAATTCGGCTATTTTGGCTTCAAAAGATTTGTTTTCCTCTATAATTTTCATATTAAACTTCTTTTGATTTGATGGATTATCTTTTTCAGGCTTTCTACTAGGAGGTACATCACCTCGTATTAATGCCTCAGATTCCTCTTTTAATGGATGTTCTGTCTCTTCTTCAGTTTCATGAGATTTGTACATTTCGAGAC